AGACGTCCGGCCTGGACTCCACTAAATTGCTGTGTCTCTGCATTGGTCGGTAACAGGAGTCTGATTCTCGGTACGTCGATATAGTTCAGCTTAGCTGAACCAGCCCGCATTTGCATTGTAGGCAGGTATGATGGTCCCCAAGGGATCAACATTGCCTCCTCACAATAAAATACGAGTTGTTCACTTATGAATGTATCGTCTTCAGAGATCTTTCCTCCTGTACTCGAGACATTTTCCAAGTAAGCGATCAGGTTTTCTCTGGATCCAAATCCAAAGAAATCGTCTCCAACTATGTTGTAGACGGTTAAACCTGCCTTTCTTGCACAAATGTCTTGAGCGAGGGTAAGAATGGCTTTCGTTGGGTAGTCACCCATAAATACGCCACGTTGCGATATTATGTACTTGACTCCCATCTCCTTGGCTTGCCATTCTTCTAGCACCACTATCCTCTTAGAGGTATGTAGTTTTGCTACGAGAGCGACAAGTCCAAGTGGAGACCCATCTATCCTTTTGAGGTGCCATAGAATTCCCCACCAGATTTGCTTAGCAAATTTGTGAAGGAAGTGATCTGTAGCCTCACTCCAATCCGTGCTTAATGCAAGCTCTCCGACCATTCTTTCCCACACTATATCATCAGGATATAGTGCGGCTAGGAATCGCCAGAGATGCCTGTCCTTAGTCATTCCAGACCTAGTCTGGAACCTAAGAGTTAAACATGGATTGATGAGGTGCATCACAGCGCAGGATAATCTCCCTAGTGCCCAAGGCGCTATGGTGATTACTCTCGCTTTCGATGGTTCAAGAACCACATGAGTAGTTACTACACTCCGCCATATTGGGTTGCTTAGCACCCAATTGATACAGTAGTCTAAGACGTCTGTTGCGGTCCGTATTTTTCTATTCACTGGTTCTCTCTCCAAGGTAATTGGGTCGAAATGCCATTTTATACTTCTATTCTTCACTACACGACACAGTTCACCAGTATGCCCTCCCATTTGTTGGGTGGATTCCATGCAGGCCTTAGGCCCACATGAAATTCTTGCATACTTTCCTTGTGAACTCCTCATGCACATTGTAGCCTCTTTTATGACTGGTTTGAAATCAGTCAGATTAAGGTTGGCTGGCTCAGGTGTTGTGACGGTGGTTGCAAACTTTCTAAGAGAGTTTCTCCCCATCTCAACATCGGCTAGTCCAGTTGCTCTGGTCTGAGACCAGATCATTATGTGTGTGAGGGTGTCGCGTGTGTCGACAGTGATCGCTTGATGGACTGTGTTGTCCTCTAGTAGGGTCGCGCCAGGCGCGGTCCTCCTATAGTACTTTAAATAGGTACCCATGTCACGCATAGGTTTCATCGGAGTCTTAGACCCGAATTCCTTTCGCATGAGTTTTTTCACTTCTTTAAGACGTGAAATAAACTTTGGGTAATTATTTGCACAGTTTTCCAGTGCAAACCTGCTAAGTTCATCTGCTACTGATTCGTCATCCCCTCCCTCTAAGAGGTAGGGTAGGACGACTCCGTCAGCAGTATCAAGCCACCGCTGAGCGGTCGCTTTTATGTTCTTAGATGATTTAAGCTTCCGCACTAAGTGCGGACTAGCCTTAAACCATAGATTTGCGAGGAATAAAGCTACCTGTTGATCTCTTGAGTAACAGGAGAAAGCCTTAGGCTCACTCCTGTGATCGAGCTTAGCTCGCCTTAAGAGTTCTCTAGGTAGTCTTGACCATCTTGTGATCCCTCCTTGATACTTAGTATCAAGGTAGAAGGTCTTCAACTTCTCATCGAAGCTTAAAGCTTCGGGGTCATTGATTATTGTCCTGGGCCCTGCCCTGCCGTTTGACGGTAGAGGGGGTGCCCAGCGAATTTGAGATGTTTCC